ATTGGCTCAAGCCCAACGAGGTGAATTAACTCCTCAAAGCCAACAAGCATTGGAGGCTGCAAAAGCGCAGCTTGCCCAAGCAACGGCTACTCGAGGTGGTGTCGGTCAGCAACAAGCAGCCAACCAAATTGCCAATTTGTATAGCCAGTTATTAGACAATCAATACAAATATGGTCTAAATATTATGAATATTGGCGATCAAATTCAAATTGGTGCAATCCGCTCTGGTTTGCAACTTGATCAACAAATGCAAGGTGCAACCCGTAATTTTTATATGAATTTGGCACAAATGGCTGCAGGCAGCACTCCAGGCGGTACAACAATTCGGGTAGGATAAACCATGGCTGACCCACAATTAACCGCTCAAAGCCCGCTTAAAACGGCTACAAACGCATTGCCCATCCAAGGTGATTTATCCACCATGGATTACCCATCCTTAAAAAAGGAAAAACAGCGTTTAGTGGAGCAAAGAGCACCCATTAAAGTCGAAGCGGAACAAGCAAAAGAAAAAACCGAATTAAAAGCAAAACAGGCTGGTGTTAAAGCTACTGAACCCATTGAGGCAGAAGAAAGGGAAGTGGTCAAAAAATTGGTTGATAAGGTTAAATGGGAAGATCCTGCTTTCCATCCAACTGAAGAAAATGCAGCCAGTTTGGGATCGTTATTTAGCATGGTTGCTACTGTTGGTATGGCGCTAGGTAGTTCTGGAAAACTATCAGCGATAAATGCCATGAATGCCATGTCCGGTATGCTAGAGGGCTGGAGAGAAGGTCGGCAAGATCTCTACAACAAAGAAAAAGACAAGTTTGATAAAGAATTAGCAAGTCTTAAATCATTGCGCGAAACCATTAAATTTCAAATTGAACAAGTGCAAAAGTATGCTGCATCGGATAAAAAGAGGGCGCAAGAAGAAGCAGAAATTGCAAGTCGTTTATTAGGTCAAGATTCTGTTGCTACGAGCTTAATTAATTCAGGTCGGATTGACGATGCTATTAAGCTTATTGATGACACTATTAAACCCATAGAGCAAATCATGATGGTGCGTGAACGAGAGCGTGCTAAACAAGAGTCTAAAGATAGCAATTTATCTGGTCCAGAAAAGAAAGAATTGCGTGGTTTAGAAAACTTAAAAACTGAAATACAACGCTTAAAAGATACATTTAAACCTGAATATGCCAATATGAAAATGGATATTATAGGTGAAGCTAAAGCGGTTTTTGATGAGCGTATTCGTAGAAACCCTGAAATGGCTGCTTGGTGGAGAGCGTATGAAAATGTGGCCATTCCTGAGCGTCATGCCATGTTTGGTGCAACGCTTACAGGTGGCGAAAAAGAATCATGGCGCAGAGCTTCGATTGGTCCTGGCAATTCAAGCGAAGCCGTTGATGATTGGATAAAAGAAAAAACAAGAGTATTAGACAATAAAATTAGTCAATTTGAAAAGATGAATTCCACTCGTAAATCTGCTCCAACAGAAGGCGATATTTTAGGAATTATGTAATGACACTCGATCAAGTCAGATCTAAATTTCCGCAATACGCTAAATACAACGATGAAGCGTTAGCAGCTGCTGTCTGGAATCAATATTACAAAAACAAGCTGTCTTTTCAAGATTTTTCTCAAAGAATTGGCTATACCACAGGCATGATTCCAAGAGAATCTGATCCTGCTATGCCGGAAGACCCAAGCAAATCTGATCCTGCCAGCGATGTTGGTAACCTATTTGATCGAATTATGCAAAATGTCCAAGCTGTACCCATGATTGCGGGTGCTGCTGGCGGTATCACTGGATTAGCCAGAATGGGTCGTCAAGCCCCAGCCATTGTTTCTAAAATACCAGGAGCGACCAAAGTAACCGAAGCATTAGGCGCTTTTGCTCAACCTCTTGAAAAGTATGCTGCACCTTTAGTTCCTAAAACCGGAACGGAACTTGTCCGCCAGACCGCAGCGGCCGGTGCAGCTGCTCCTTTTGGATATGGCGCTGCTCAATTAGCCGAGCCAACCGCTAAAGCCATTGGAGAAGTTGTTCCCTTGCCACAAGTCAGAGGTGAAAAAAATCAAGCTAAATTAGCCGAAGCCTTAAATATCCCATTTACCGCTGCAGGTGAATTATTAGGTACTTCTGCATTAGGTAGAGGTCGTGCAGCCATTCAAAGAAGTCTTGCGCAAAGACCAGCAGGAATTCCTGAAGAACGCTTGGCAGCTGCTAGGGGATTAGAGGCCAGAGGTGCAAAAATGCCACCTAAAGAATTAATGCGTGGTGCAGATATTTCTAAATTTATGGAGGTTTACAACAAGCGTTATAACCGTTTGGTGGGAAATCCTGAAAAAACATCATTTGGAACTAAAGAATTTGTTGAAGCTCGTAATCGGTTAAATCAAGATTACAAAACATTGCTTGGCGGTAAATCAGTTAGTTTTGATGATCAATTTTTTAATGACATCAAATCTTTATTAGATTACCAAAGAAGCATGGCATCTACTGGTGTAATGTTTGCAGAATCGCGCCCAATTATTAATACTTTATCGCAACTCAAACAGTTGCCAGCTGATCTACAAGCCAGAATTAATGCTTTAAAAGATGTACCAGAAGCTACTCAAGACATTGGTGTTTCACAAAATGCTCTCAAAATTATTGATGATGCACTTGGCTTTTTAGCTGTTAATAAAATAACCATGGATGCCGAGGTGTATAACAACATACGCTCACAACTCGGTAATGCTGCCTACCGTACTGCTGACCCAGAACGAGGAAAAGTCTTGCGTGGAATGCAAAAAGCATTTGATTCGGCAGCCGATCGCTCTTTGCCAGCCGATATTTCGCAAAATCTTAAAACAGTGCGGGATCGTTGGGAAACACTAAAAATTTTAGAAGAGGCACAAAAGCGTTCTGAACCCGGAATGATATTGCCGCAATCCGTTGGTCAAGTAACTCGCGCCCGCTATGATGCAGGTGCAATGTATGGTAATAAAGAAATCTACGACATTGGTCAAGAAGGCATGTCTTTAGGAGTCAAACCGGCTACTCCTGGAGTAGAAATTGACCCTGTTCAACTAGCCCCAACCCAAGTCGGTGGTGCTCGTCAAAAACTAAGTATTGCAGAAAAAGCAGCTCGTAAGTTTGATCCAAGACCAAAACAAATTTTGGCTGGTCCAGAAACAGCAGAAGACTTGTTCCGCAAACAACAATTACAAAATGTTCGTATTGGCGCAGAAACCGTACAAGACACCATCAATCCACAGGCGGGTGAGCCTGTACCGCAAATACCTGCGCCATGAACAAAAAAGCCAAAGGGTTAAACCCAGACTTGGAAGATGCTATTGGCACGCTGTTAAAGGATGTGATGGCCGATCCACAAGCATCCTTGACCGACAAATGCAAAGTGCTAGACCGAGCCATTAATGTAGAAAAGCTCAAGCAAAAGATTAGTGATGATGAATGGGGTAGTGGATTCATTGCAACAGAAGATGATGAGGGTTAAACTATGAATTGTTTAACTTTTTCAGGGGATATTTATGGAAGCAATCGCACTCATTCGCCTAGCGTTAAAGGTCATCTCCGACCGCTTGCTAGTGATTTTGGCACTCGCCCTCTCGTTTTCTCTAGCGTGCTGGACCATGTACGATCCACAACTCGAGCGCCTAGGGACAATGGCTTTTTTCAGCATTTTCAGTTATCTTCTACTCAACACCAGAAAGAGAGAAACCAATGAAAGCACCAACATCCAAACCGAATAAAGGCTATGACTACACTTATGCTTGCCGACCACAAGTACCATCTGATACGACTGGTGGCGGTGTAGCCTGGAAACCAGGTCAATTACCCAATGGGTATCGGTCTGTATTTCAATTTGATGGTACAGATCCAAAGAAATCGCCAACATCCAAGCCTGGCAACGCTGGTGGGAAGAACATCATCTAATGGCGAACAATATCCCATTTCAAGAGATGGGCAAAACGGTTCGAATAAATGTAGCTACATCTGCTAACACCGTAGCTATAACAGCCGATTCCCCATGCAATCAGCTCCGTATCCACAATGGTACGGCTGGCGAGGTGTTCATTCGTTGCGGCACAACAGCCACATCCAATGTTGCCATTCCTGTCGCTGGAACACCTAATTACGGTACTATTTTGCACAACAATCAAACCGTTGTTTTTACTGCACCACGCATACCAACTACTGAAGGTGGCTATGTATTCTATGTATCGGCAATCGTAGCATCTGGAACTGCAACCATATATGTCACACCAGGCGAAGGTTTGTAATGATGTATGTCAGACGATCTGGGGTTATCCGCTGGTGCTAAAGGCATCAGCGAAGGGTTTAAGACTGGTCGAGAAGCTGGCAAGGAGATAGCAAAGAACATCGAGGATGTTCAAAAGGAAGCAATTGATTTAGCAAGGCAAAAAGCGAACCAAAAGATACGGGAACGCAGAGAAGCCGAGTTTAGAAAAGAACGAGCAATATTTAAAGCTCTTGAGGAGTATCGACACCGAAAGAAAATATCGGATGAGGAGTACAAATTAAGGGTAGATTTTATCAAGCAGCATGGTACAAAAGAGTGGCAAAAGGTTTTAGATATAAAGGCAGAGATTGAGAAGTTAGAAAAGGCAGACAAAGATTACTTTGATGCCGAGTTGTCCAAAGTAAGGTGGGTGCAGTTCTGGTGTTTTTTGGTTGCGGGATATATAGCTTATTTCATTGTGTGGGGTGGTAAAAAATGAATATGCAAGATGTACTAAAGGCGGTAATACCGATCTTGGTAGCCTGTATAGCGTGGCTACTCGGTCAAGTATCTTCATTCCAAACCCGTCTTACCCAAATTGAAGGCAAGATGCCAGCTCTAATTACTAGCGAAGGCATCCCAACAGACAGCCCAATATCCGCAGAGCGCAGAGCAAAAATGCGTGAGGAACTATATAAAGAATTGCATGACCTTCATGTGCGTGTCAAACTTCTTGAAGAAAGGGCTAAAAAATAATGTTTCCGCTTACCGCATTAGTTGATGTTGGGATGAAAGTCCTAGACAAATTCATTCCAGATCCAGAAGCAAAGGCTAAAGCTCAGGCTGAGTTATTAAAAATGCAGCAAGAAGGTCGGTTAGCGGAACTTAACGCTGACATGAACGAGCAGAATAATATATCTGATCGTTGGAAAGCTGATCTTGCTAGCGATTCTTGGCTCTCTAAAAACATAAGACCAATGTCATTGGTAGCTATTTTTGCTGGTTATTTCTTGTTTGCCATGATGTCTGCATTTGGCTACGATGCTAAAGAATCGTATGTAAACTTACTTGGTCAATGGGGGATGTTGATAATGAGTGCGTATTTTGGTGGTCGCACCCTAGAAAAAATTATGGACATGAAGTCGAAAAATGATAAACAGCCGCAAACTTGAAGATTTGATTCCACAAGCTAAAGAGCGTGTTGAGCGCTTTATTGCGCTTTGCCACGAACAGGGTATAGACTTACTCGTAACTTCTACTTTTAGAGATAACGAATCTCAGGGAGAACTTTATGAACAGGGAAGAACAAAACCTGGAAAAATTGTCACAAACGCAAAGGCAGGAGAGTCTTGGCACAATTATCGCTGTGCTGTTGATGTTGTTCCTCTCGTTAATGGCAAGCCCAATTGGGATGGATCTGATCCGATTTGGCAAACTATTGGTGAATTAGGCGAACAAGCGGGATTGGAGTGGGCTGGTCGGTGGCACTCGTTTAAGGAGTTAGCGCACTTTCAGTACACAGGCGGGTTAACCTTGACAGACCTAAAATCAGGTAAGGAGATTGCATAATGCCACTTAAAAAAGGAAGCAGTCAGAAAACCATCTCAAAAAATATTAGAAAAATGATGCGAGAAGGTTACCCACAAAAACAAGCAGTAGCAGCAAGCCTATCGTCAGCACGCAAAAGAAAGCGCAGAGGAAAAAGATAAAGATGGCTCGCAAAAAAGGTCCTAATCTGTCCGTTGGTCGTGGCGAGAAACTTTCCGTTTCCCAGGGCGGTGGGTTGACTGCAAAAGGGCGAGCAAAATACAACCGATCAACAGGATCAAAGTTAAAAGCACCCCAAAAATCAGGACCAAGGCATCGCTCATTTTGTGCCAGATCCCGTAATTGGAAGGGTGAACGAGGAAAAGCAGCTAGACGCAGATGGGGGTGCAGATGAAGCCTGGACTATACGCAAATATTCATGCCAAGCGTAGGCGCATAAAATCTGGCTCTGGAGAGCGCATGAGAAAGCCTGGGAGTAAAGGTGCGCCCACGGAATCAGCATTTCGTAAATCCAAAAAGACCGCTAAAAAGACACGCAGATCAAGGCGCAGGAATTAGCGCACCTTCGAACAAATAGCTACCCATGTGGCCTAAATGCGCCCATGGAGCTGCCCACACTTTGCCACCTTGCAAGCGCCAGATACGGCAAAAATGGTAATCTTCCGATAACAAGCGGTTGGTTTCAGGCTCAATCGAGGTTGCAAAAAATTCTTTAATTTTGGCTTGGTTCTGTAGTTGCCCGCTCAGGTCGCCCACATCATTGGTGTATTCAGGAACATTGAGCGATAGCTTTTCAAAGACCTCGCGTTTAACCAGCATAAACCCTGTACCACCATTAAAGATTTCTACGGGTTGATTAACCGGTACGGTGACTTCGCCCGCATAGCCAACTAAATTAACCACAAAGCTACCGGTATGAAATTTGAGGTTGTTTTGATCCACTTCATTGTCCATTGCCTTTTTAACCGTAAACCAGTTAATTTCTTTCTTAGGGTAAATACCACAAATAATCTCTTTGTCGGCATGGATCATACTGACAATATCCGCAGCATTAAAACGAATGTCCGCATCAATAAACAAAAGATGGGTGCAATCGCTTTGTAAAAATTGATGCGCTAAAGCATTTCGTGCTCTGGTAATCAAGCTCTCATTAAACATAAAGCTAAAAGACGCATTGATGCCATTTTGGGCAAAAGTGTTGTTCAGATTTAACACCGATTGGCAGTAATAACCCGTACACATGCCACCATACATTGGGGTCGCAATAAAAATATTGGGTTTTTGGGGTTCTGCAACTGCTTTCTTTTTGCGTGGCATGGTTTTTCCTTAAATAAAGTTGTCGGTACTAGCGTCTAAAAATCCGTTAATTAAGATGTTCTTGCGGTCATTGGAACACTCATGTAAACACTTATGCCTGGCATTGAAGCTCTGCATAAAGAGTTTGGTTGCTGGGCTAAACCACATCTGTTTGAACGACTGGTATTGAATTGACCCCATGCACCCCGTGCCATCGTAAGCTTTGTTGTGGCAAGCATATACATTAAGGTCAGCTGCGACTACCGGTATGGTTTGCATGATGTAGCACCGCTTGTAGCTGCGGTTCGGTGAGTGCGAAATACTGTTGATATTGTAGGTACTGTTGACACTAAACCGATCGTCAACCAATGTTTGAATTTCTTTGAGTTGCTCATTGACGGCTTGTTCTATTTCTGCGTGGTACGAATAGAAGTCAGGCACATACATGGGACTAAAGCGCACATTTTCGACTCCGCTCTCTTTTAATAAGCGTGCCAACCCCCCAAGATTTTTGTAATTGTTGCGGTGCACAATAAAGTTCACTCCAAGATCAGTTACCGCACTTTTGATTTTGGCAAAGTTAGCCATATTGGCAATTACGCTATCAAAGCTCTTTTCAGGCACATTGCGAAAACGCTTCATTTCAGACCCATTGGTGTAATCCATGGATACCCGCACCCATTTTGCGTTGGATAACACCTCTGCGCGCTCTTTGGCAAGGTTTTGACCATTGGTGATGATCGAGAGGTCAATCCCATAATCAAGCGTTTCCTGCATCGTTTTAACGATTTCTGGGTACATGAGTGGTTCACCCCCACCCGAATAGGTTACGGCTTTGACCCCCATTTCCCAAAAATTGTGTAAAAGTTCACGCATTTTAGGAAACGGAATGACATCTTTTTCTTGCATGTTTTCATGCATACCGCTCATGATGTGTTCTTCCTCGCCCCCATCCTTAACCCGAAAGCCAGTGCTGTAGGCACAGAAAAAACAGCCATGGTTGCACAAATTGATCGGTTTGACCCTGACATACAAGGGCGCGGTTATTTCGCCCTCTACGAACGATTTGAGCTTATCTAGGCGATTCAAAATCTTGTAATCGCTGTATTTGTTGTGTTTCATATTAAATCCTTGTATTCAACCAAAATTGTGGAATAGCCAGTTTTAACATGTTGGTGAGCCAAACGATAAAAAGCCCTTACTTCATCAAGCTCTTTTAGGCACAACACCGGAAAATGAACCATTTTGCGCAAGGACTCGGTGAAGTCTTGCACATGGGTTGGTCCGGTATAAAGCGGTTTATTTTTATTGCCAACAATAATGCGAATAATCACTCCAGGACTAAATTCACTTCCTGAAAGCAATTTGGCTTTGTCTAAATGGTTGACCATGGCATCTAAGCCATTGAGCACAAAATCCATGCGTTCAATAAAAACAACGGGATAAAGTCCTTTTAAAGACATGCCAATAGCGCAGCCAATCATCAGGTTCTCCGCTACGGGCATCTCCACAATTTGCTCGTCTGCCACATGTTTGAGCGTACCCAATGCCCGACCTTTTTTGAGGCCATAGCCAATAAAGCGCACTTTGGGGTCATCACCCAAACGAGTGTTTTCCTCAATTAATGCGTCTTTATATAAATTGGGCATTTGCAAGACCTGAGCTGTCATGTTCTATCCTTAGTTTTAAGTTGCGGTAAATCACACCGTCATGCCACATTTCATCGTGGGCATCTCGGTACAAATCAATAATCTGATCGGGGTTTTTCCAGATCGGTCGGTCGTTTTCTTTAAAGCAAAATGCGTACATCAATGGCGCTTCTTCTGAGCCAAATAAGTCTTGCAGTAAGGGTAAAAGCGTGTATTCATTGCGCTTTAACTTATCTGTGCCTTTGACGCACACCACAAAAGTCTTGTCGTCATGGGTGTTAATCACATAATCGGGCAAATTGCGTAATGGATCACTTAAGCGCCAATAATTAGGCACATTGCGCTGATGCTCATCAAAACCAATGCGATCAAAGCGGCAAGCATTTTCCATGCAAAATTTCTCAAACAGATATTCGCCATCATTTTTGATGGTTTTTATCCGTTCTTGATAACTATGGCCGCTGTTGCCGATCATTTTTTGTCTTTAAAAATAATGTGTTTTTTCGTGCCATTGCCGGCATGGGGGTAAGTCGCAATGTATTCATTACGCATGACGCAAGAGGGCATTTCAAAACGAAACTTGGTTGGTAAGCGCTCCTCAATCGTGGAGTCCACGCTACGGTTGTTATCCTCAATCACAAACATACATGGCAAATCATGACCTTCCACAAACATGATTGCTTCGTAAAAATGACCCTGTTCCTCAGCGCCATCGCCTACAAAGCACCACACCCAGTTCTCACTACCAGATTCTTTTAGGGCATAAGCCACCCCTGCAGCAATTGCGCAAGTGCCCGCCAAAACAGACGAGGTAAAGAAGTTGCGCTCTTGGCTATACACAAACATGGATTTACCCGCCAAAATGAGTTGCTCCAGGTCTTTAGCAGGAATACCGGCTAACAAGGCATGGTGATGGTTGCGGTGGGTTGAAAAGATCCAATCGCCCTCTTTAATGTCGTTTTCAAACAAATCAATTAAAAAGTCCTCATTACCACCTGATAGATGGATCAAATAGGGCAAATTCCCTGCTTCCCAATGCTGGCTGATGGTTTTCTCAAACTCAATCAAATCGGTTTTGCTTGCGTATTTCATAAATGATCGGGTATGACCTTAATCAACATTTTGCCATTCGGTAAAAACCGCACAATTTCGTAAGTTACTTTTTTCCTAAACCACATATCGTTTCCCCAGTAGTGCCAGCTGCTCAAAAAGATGGCTGGCGCACCTTACCTAACTATCCTCGCGGATTCTGCCTTGAGCTGCAGGGGGTAATACTTCAATCATGACTTGGCAGCCACCGCCTTTAATCGACTCGCCACGCTCAATTACAAGCTTTTGCACCTGGACATCGGAATCAAAAATGGCAGCGTGTTCTAGGCTATCCAAAATGGCTTTGGCGCAATTATCAATGTCCATCAACTTCTTATTTCGAGGTTGCAAAATAATATGAACCATGAGCGACTGTGAACCCAATTTTGGTACTCTCCCTTGTAAACACGCAACAATGACTTCTTGGCGAAACAACTGCCCCCGTTTGCTGATAAACCTACGATGCCCACTGGCAATCCAATAATTATTAATGGATGGCGGGTAAGGTAGGTTTAACTTGATCAAAACGGTACTTCGTCATCTTTGAGTGCGTTGACCTCTCTGGGGTAAGATTGCGCCCCATCCGGCTTCCAAGTGTCCTCAGATAGGCTGACCAACTGACCTTTGGGGGTGTTGTATAACCAAGCCGAAATCTTGATTTTGTCGCCCGCCTTGTAATCTTGCGAAATCATGATATGACCCTTAAATTGCGGGGCTTTATCACTACTGCGTTTTTCATTGGTGTAAAGCACTCCGCTACCCATGCGTTCAATATGTCCTGTTGCCATTACTTGCTCCTCATTTGTGCTACTTTGGTTGAAAATTTGGCAATTTGTGTGCCATTCCACGACTTCATAAACTTCTGGTTGGCATCTCGCAAGGCATTATGCTTTTCCAGCTTTTCTTTATCGTCATACTTACTCGAGTTGTAAATCTTATTGGACAACTCCATAAAGCCATCTTGCCAATCCTCGATGTTCAAAAAGGTGGCATACGGCTCATCATTGCCCGGTATGAATAGCGGTAGGGATTCGACCTTCATTCCGCCAATCACACCATCGACATTTATGGTGATGGCTTCAGGTTTCTTTTCCTCCATAGTGATCGTTTTTGCATTTGGACTTGGCTCAAAGTCTGCCACTTCTTCAGGAGAGTAGAACCCTGTAACTGAGCCTGGAAAGACGCTTCGTATACCCTCTGAAATGCATCGGGATCTGAGCATGGCTCTTGGAAACTTTTGCCAGCCCGAACCGGGTTTGACAAGTCCGATTTTGGTTGCTTGTTCAATTGTCCAGGTAACGGCAAGCTCTCCACCGTTGGGGTGACTAAATAAGCCTGTAACTTTTTCATCGGTGTAATCCTTCCAATCCACTTTACCGCCTGCATTTTGAAAACGAGCCAGCATCGCATCGGCTTTCAATGCTGGTCTGCCCTGAATGATGTGGAAATCTCTGGCGGCCGTAGCGGGGTGTAAGCCTTCCGCTTGGGCTACTGCCATCAATGCCAACACACTATTTTTGTCTTTCATACCAAATAAACCTGAGGCAGCAATTGCACCTGCCATTTGATCCATGTCTTGAAAAGTAACTAAATTGCTCATGTAAATATCTCCGTTAAAGTTAGGACTAAGTCGATGACAGAAGTGGCTGCCATCACCCATACTGCTAAATCAATGTTATTCATTTGACTAAGAACCTCCTCGATCCTGGTTGCTCGATCACAAACTTCTCGTAAATGTCGGGCATCGCCTGTTTGAATAAATCATTAGAAAAGCGCTTAGACGGCTTACTGGTGCGCCAAGTCACTAGGGTTTCACCAGCGACATTAATGAGCTCCTCTTTGTCTTGCAAGGCATTACGCACCGCAACTTCAAGCGTTTCTTCTAGCGTTTCCAGCTCTTTAATTTGCGCTTTAATTGAGCGTAAATCATTGACCGCCACCTCGAGTTGCTGAGTCGCCATGATCGTGCCCGCCATGCTCTGCGGATACATGATTTTAGTTTGCTCAATCGTTTCTGCAGGTGGGAGCGTATCGGTCTGGCAATGCGCCCAAAAGGTGGCCATCTTCTGCACCAACTCATCTTTTTGCGCCTGACCAATGGTGAACTCCATGGTGACAAACTCCTGACCTCCAAAAAGCACAGCCAAAAATATCCGATCAATGCCATGACAAGCGCACTCATGTACCAATTGGGCATAGTCAGCATCAGGAATCCGATGACTGTCGGCATCAAACTTATTGCGAACTCCCGCATTGTAGTTTTTAGCTTCAACAAGCACACGACCATCTGCACTAATGAAATCAAAATGAGAGCGAAACCAAGACTCGCTGGGGTGGGTAAGGGCATAATCAGCCTCCTTAATCTCCATCTTATGCTTGTCTTGAAAGAGGCGACCAATCACGGGTTGCATTACATGACCCATTTGTACCGCCTCAACACCCGATAGATCAGGTGCTTCTCGTTTACCTTGCTTGGTCAAAATGACATCAACGGCTCTACCATTAGCAGCCATGCGCGAGTCACCACTCCACCAAGCGGAGTTACGCACCTCTGGCGCAAAATCATTACGATCGTTAGCCATTAGAACCCCTTAGTAAGAATGTTAATGAGAGCCACAAAGTGATTGATTTGCTTGCGATAAAACTCAACCTTATCTCGCAAGTCTTGCAATTCATCTCTGGCTTGTTCGACAGAATCGTCTTGCCTAGCAATAATTGTCTTCAAACGATCCATCTCAACTTCTTGTTTTGTTGGTCTGCCCATGCTTATCTCCCAAACGGAATGGTGGAAAGGTCATCAAGTTCGTCTTGCGAGTAACGCAGTTTGCCTGATGGATTGATCGCCCAATCACCGGAATAAAAGGGGTACTGCTCGGTGTATTCGCCTTGTTGACCGGCTAATACTTGGGCTTTGATGGTGTCTAGTAGACCGACTAAAGACTCCGTATCGGTTACATAGAAGTGTGCTTTAAAGATCATGTGATTCTCCAAGTTAGGTTAATAGGATACTACGATACAAACTATACACCATGTAAAAAGTATATGCAAGTCATCGTATCATGGGGTCATAATTCGTTGGGGTCATGGGTCTTTGGGTCAATCACCAAAAGGGTTATCGGTCGGTTGATCCCCTTGGCTGCCA